TTAATACTGAAGCTATTACTGAGGAGTTGTATGCCGAGAGTAAGCGAAAGACGTTTGAAATCATGTATGGTATGTCAGACGAAACACATGGGATTGATCTATTTAACAGAGTAGTAGAAATCAGAAAGACATATGCACATTCTGCTGGCAAACTTGTATTGCCAAGTGGTATGACGGTTGATGTGTTTGAGCCGAATGCTAGTAAACTATTTAATTATTACGTGCAATCGTTGGAAGTGGTAAAAACCGTTCCTAAGTTGCAGGATGTTATGAATTTGTTAAAAAATACGAATAACCATTTGGTTCTCTATACGTATGATAGCATACTACTTGATATGGAAACGTTTGACACAAACATTATTAAACAGATTGTTTCTATTCTAGAAGAAAACAAAAAATTTCCTGTTCGTGTGTATAGAGGAACCACATACGGCAATATATCGGAGACACGGTTATGACATTTGAAGTTGGTGTAATTGGGTTGGGATATGTCGGTGGAGCAGTAGCCAACGCATATCAACAAAAAAATATTCCGGTTCATACATTTGATGTGGACGCATCAAAAAATCCTACGTGTAATGAGTTCGGGGATTTTTTGAAAAAGGCAAATTTTATTTATGTAGCAGTTCCTACTCCCATGACTCGGGATGGGTCATGTGATACACACATCATAGAACAAGTTATTGGTGATATCTGCAAGGCAGAAACACAAAAGGTAATTGTAATAAAGTCTACCGTTCCACCAGGAACGACGGAGCGATTACAGCAACAGTTTCCACAACATGTATTGCTGTTCAGTCCCGAATTCTTGACAGAAGCAAATTATCTAAACGATTATTTGAATCAAGATGTTATGTTAATTGGAAAGTCTAGTTTGGCTTCACAAGAAATTGCTGAATGGGCTTTGGAAAGTCAAGCAAAAATTGTAGAGACGGTTCGGTATGCAACGATTACATCTGCTACAGCCGCTGAGTTATACAAATATGTAGCAAATACGTTTTTGGCAACAAAGGTATCATTTGCAAATGAAATGGCAGGGATTGCAGAGGCGCTCGGTGTTTCGTGGGATGATATACAGCATCTGGTTGTCCACGATCCTCGTCTCGGAAAAACACACTGGAAAGTTCCAGGACCGGATGGTCATAAAGGATTTGGTGGCACCTGTTTTCCAAAAGATATTTCAGCAATCATAGCAGAAGCACGTAAACTAAATATAAAGACTCCTGTGCTTACGGCGGCATGGTATCGTAACATATCTATAGATCGTCCGGAACGTGATTGGGAACAGATGAAGGGACGCGCAGTTTCTGAATAATGTTATTTTAACATCATGAAGTAATATTTATTAAGAGATTGTCTACTCTTAATGGATGTTACATATGGAATCTGAAACGCAATTGCTATGCACGTTCACTTCAGTGGGTGAACTAGACAATATTGTAGAAAAAGTCACATCATCGTATAAATTAGTATTTAATAAAATATATATTTTAGAAAATACACAGGATAGCAACCAATTGGTATTAACATATAATATTACCAAAATGGATGCAAATAATATTGTGCCACCGCCATCCACCATCTCGGTGCACAGAAAGAAGCAAACGAATACCATTTATACTATTAATGCAATAAATAAATTAATTGAGCAAAAGAATAATGGCGTATTGGATAAATCATATAGAATAGATTGGGAAGAATTAAAAAATTGTGTATTAGTAACTGCTTACGGAAAGTTAAAAGTCGTTAATACTAAACTATTAAAAATCATAGACGCATAAGCACTTGACAAACATAGGTTGCCTTGTTACCTTAAAACACAAGGAAGTTAAACATTTCTAAACACTAAAAAGGAGTAAACGTATGTCACTAAACATCGCAGCACTTAAGGCCAAGCTCAATCAGTTTACGAAGCAGGGAGATCGCACGGAGGCTCTTTGGAAGCCCACCGAAGGTAAGACGGTTATTCGTATTGTTCCGTGGAAGGAGAACCGAGAGAACCCGTTCGTAGAGTTGCACTTCCATTATCTTGGAAACAAGACATATCTCTCGCCCATTTCAAACGGCAACCGTGATCCGATTCTTGAGTTTGCCGAAGAGCTTACCGCCGAGGGTGGCAAGGATGGATGGATGCAGTCTCGTGCATTCCGACCGAAGCTCCGCACGTATATTCCAATTGTTGTCCGTGGCGAAGAAGAGAAGGGCGTTCGCTTCTACTCGTTCGGTAAGACGGTATATCAGGAGCTTCTGTCATACATTGCCGATCCGGATTATGGCGATATCACCGACGTGAAGAATGGCCGCGATATTGTGGTAGAGTATATCCCACAGGAAAAGAGTGATACGAATTTTGCTAAGACGATGGTTCGTCCAAAGCCGAATCAGTCACCTCTTGCTGATAACGCAGAGAAGATTCAGAAGTTTATGAATGAACAGCCAGACATCCGTGCCATTTTCAAGGAGCCTACGTTTGAGGAGTTGAAGGTTGCACTGTCTCGTTACCTCAATCCAGATGAGAGCGATCCAACTCCTGTTGCGAAGGAGGAGAGCACCACTTCGTCATCACCAACTGCTGCGAAGTCAACGCAGTTAAAGTCCAGCACATCAGTCAAGGATATGATTGATGAATTTGACGAAGTATTTAATTAATCACTCTTGACAACTTGTAAGTGACCTGCTATATTTTATAGTGGGTCACTTACGCATTTATAGGAATAATCTATGGTAAAGCAAACAGAAAAAAAGGTTATACAACCAGATCGCGATGAATTGGCGCAGAGCATTGCGGATTCATTGAACAAGCTAAACAAGGGTGGTGAGAAAATTGCATATTTTCTTGATGGGCTTGATAATGCACCGACTGAATTCACTGATTTTATTTCAACTGGTGCTACAATGCTTGACATTGCAATTAGTAACAGGCCACATGGTGGAATTGCCGTAGGACGTATTACCGAAGTTACCGGTCTTGAAGGCTCTGGTAAGTCTCTGGTGTGTGCACATATCATGGCAAACACACAGAAGATGGGTGGCGTTGCGGTATTAATTGACACAGAAACGGCAGTTAACCCAGAGTTCTATCAAGCAATTGGTCTTGACTTACAAAAAATGGTATATGTGGAAGCACCAACGGTTGAGGATGTATTTGACCGAATGATTCATTTGATTGAGCATATACGAAAGAATCCGAACAACAAAAATAAAATTATTACAATTGTTGTAGACTCGGTTGCCGCTGCTTCTACGATGAAGGAAATGCAAGCTGATTTTAGTAAGGACGGATATGCTACAGACAAGGCAATCATTATTTCAAAGGCGATGCGAAAGATCACAGGTTTAATTGCGCATGAAAAGATTGCACTGGTGTTTACCAATCAACTTCGCCAAAAGCTGAATGCTCAACCGTTTGCCGATCAATGGACTACTTCTGGCGGCAAGGCGATTGCATTCCATGCATCAACGAGGATTCGGTTGACTCAAGTTAGCAAGCTTGATGTCAAGATGCCTGATGGTGAAAAGGTTTATGTTGGTGTTAAAGTCAAGGCAAACGTTGTAAAGAATCGTCTTGGTCCACCGTATCGCACGGCTGAATTTGATATTTACTTCAATCGTGGGATTGACGATTACAATAGTTGGCTGGATGTTATGAAGAGTAACAAAATGGTAAAGCAAGCAGGAGCATGGTATTCGTATGTTGATGAGTCCACAGGAGAAGAGATCAAGTTTCAATCCAAGGAATTCACGGCATTCTTAGATGCTGATGCCGAGCGTAAGGAAAAGATTTATCAAAAAATTTGTGATGCATTAATCATGAAGTATCACGAAGAATTTGATCCAGAATCGGTTAATATAGGAGGAGGTTCCGATGACTAATAACTTAGAAGATGTTGTGCAACTGGTAATGCGAGCATATAGCGACACACATGGAGATGAATATGATATTACGCCCATGTTTGAGTTAGAGGTTCGCAAGGCATTGATGCAGAAATATTGTTCCAACTTACCATCCCACACATATACCATTAACAGAGGTAATTTGTTGGGGCAATGGAATGTGAATCTTGCTAGTAACGCAACTAGTTCTCACAATATACTGCTAAATGGTTAATATCCACGACATATTTAACAATATGAAGTTTGAAGACAACCAACAGGGCATGACATACAACAGTCGTGTTCTGTTGGTTGATTCAACCAATCTCTTTATTCGTTCGTATGCTGCAGTTCCATCAATGGATGAAAATGGTCATCACATTGGTGGCATGGTTGGCTTTTTAAAGAGTCTCGCATTAGCAGTCCGCACATTTAAGCCAACTCGTGTTGTATTGATTTTTGACGGGAAGGGTGGCAGTCAGCGTAGACGTAAACTCTTTCCACAATATAAAGCAAATCGTAAGCCACCTGTTCGGCTGAATCGGTCGTATGATCTAACGACCGATGATCAAGAACGCGAAAACATGAAGTTTCAATTGATTACATTGATTGAAATATTAGAGTGTTTGCCAGTTACGGTCATGGCACTGGATAACGTAGAGGCAGATGATGTAATTGCGTATTCATCGCAGTTGGTTACTGAGCAGGGTGGGGAAAGCATTATCTATTCTACAGACAAAGATTTTTTTCAACTGGCAAGTGACAAAGTAAAAATCTATAATCCAGTAAAAAAGAAAACATTTACAGTAGAAACCATATTAGAAGAGTATGGAATACATCCTGTTCATTTTTATTTCTTTCGTGCATTGAATGGAGATAAGAGTGATAATATTGATGGTGTGAAAGGTGTGGGTGAAGTCACCTTGAAAAAATATATTCCGGAAGTTGCGAATCCCGATGTTCCAATTAATATGACGTTTATTGAAAACAAATATGCGGATATTAAAAAGAAACCAAAAGTAATAGAAAATATTTTAAACAATAAAGAATTGGTAGATCGTAATATTCAGTTGATGAATTTGCATGAAGGTATCATGGGAAGTGATTCACGATTGCGAGTAGCAAATACATTTAATAATACGCTTCCATCACTTAACAAGTATAGCTTGACAAAGCTGCTCATGAAGGCTAAGTTATTAGGTGCGTTCCCGAATTATGATTCGTGGATCTCTCAGAATTTTATTCCATTAAACAGGTTCCATAATGACGCCACACTTTGATACAAATGTAGACAATCTGGCAAAATATGGTGCAACCTTTCAAGCCAAAGTATTGGCTTGTTTGGTATCATCACAAGAATTTCTCCAACAGTCGTTGGACGTGTTGAATCCTAATTATTTTGAAAGTGATGCTGGGCAGTGGATCGTTGGGGAAACCATAGATTACTTTGCCACATACAAGTCGCTTCCAACTATTGAAGTATTCAAGATTGAGTTGGATAAAGAGCGTGATGATGTATTAAAGGTTGCTGTGAAGGAGCAGCTACGAACAGCATTTCAGCGACGGAATGATGATGATTTGCAGTATGTTAAGGATAGCTTTTTAGACTTTGCAAAGAATCAAGCATTGAAGTCTGCCATTATCAAATCCGTAGACTTGCTTCAGGCTGGTCGGTATGGTGATATCAAGGGGTTGGTTGATTCTGCATTAAAGGCGGGACAGCCACGAAACATTGGACATGATTGGAAAAAGGATGTTGACATTCGTCTTGCCGGAGAGTCGCGTGATGCAGTTACCACTGGATGGGAGATCGTTGATTCCCTGACGGGTGGTGGCCTCGCTGCGGGTGAGTTGGGAGTTATTGCTGCACCATCTGGTATTGGTAAGAGTTGGGCACTTGCAACGATTGGTGCTAATGCAGCGAAGGCTGGTAAGCGGATCGTTTACTATACACTGGAACTCAATGAGAACTATGTGGGTTTGCGGTTTGATACAATTTTCACCGGCATTGAGCCAGGAAATATTCCGAACAATGCTGATCAGGTGAGAAGTGTAATTGATAGTGTTGCTGGCGATATCATCATCAAATACTATCCACCAAGTTCTATTACCACACATACACTACGCGCACATTTGGAAAATCTTATTTCAAATAAGATGAAGCCAGATATGATGATCATTGACTACGCTGATCTTATGCGTTCTACTGAACGTTCCGATGCGCGGCACGAAGAGCTTGGTCAAATCTATAAGGAGTTGCGTGGGTTGGCTGGTGAGCTTGGATTGCCGTGTTGGACCGCGAGTCAAACACAACGGTCTAGTATTCAAGATGATGTCATTCAAGCCGACAAGATTGCATCGTCATATGAAAAAATCATGAATGCAGATTTGGTGATTTCGTTGTCACGGAAACTGGAAGACAAGGCAAATCATACCGGTCGGGCGCACGTGATGAAGAATCGTTTTGGAGCAGATGGAATTACACTACCTGTGTATATGAACACTGGTGTTGGAAAAATTGAGATTTATGATGAGAATTCTTCCAAGGGTATTTTGCTAAAGAAACAAATGCAAGCTGGTGAGGGAATTCTAAAGAAAACACTAGCGAAGAAGTTTGCTGAATTACACGACGATATTTTAGAAGAGTAAACGCATACTTATAAGAACCGACAAACCTTAACATTTTGGAGAAGTATAGATGTTGTTAGAATCTAAGCTGTTATCAGAAATTACTACGTTCATGAAGTATTCAAAGTATATCCCAGAAAAGAATCGTAGAGAAACTTGGGAAGAATTAGTCACACGTAATAAACAAATGCATGTGGAAAAGTTTCCACATTTAGTGGAAGAAATTGAATCCGCATATCAGTATGTGTATGACAAGAAGATTCTTCCATCCATGCGCTCTCTCCAATTTGCTGGTAAGCCGATTGCCATCAATAATGCACGGCTATATAATTGTTGCTTCTTACCCGTTGATCATCCAGATGCATTCAGTGAAGTCATGTTCCTTTTGCTTTCTGGAACAGGTGTCGGTTATTCTGTTCAGCGTCAGCATGTAGAAAAGCTTCCAGAAATCAACAAGCCTGTTAAGACTCGTCGCTATCTTGTCGGTGATAGTATTGAAGGATGGGCTGATGCAGTGAAGGTATTAATGGCTGCCTACATGAAGGGCAAGCCGCTTCCACTGTATGATTTCCGTGACATTCGTCAAAAGGGCGCATTGTTGTTGACGAGTGGTGGAAAGGCTCCTGGTCCAGAACCGCTCAAGGACGCACTACACAATATTCAAAAGATTCTTGATCGTAAGGAAAACGGTGAACAACTCTCATCAATTGAAGTGCATGATATTCTGTGCTTCATTGCTGATGCAGTATTGTCTGGTGGTATTCGTCGTTCCGCTATGATCAGTTTGTTCGATTTGGATGATGATGACATGTTAACGTGTAAGTTCGGTAACTGGTGGGAAACCAATCCACAACGTGGCCGAGCCAATAACAGTGCTGTCATTCTTCGCCACAAGATTGAGAAGGAAGTGTTCTTGGATTTGTGGAAGAAGATTGAGCGCAGTGGTTCTGGAGAACCTGGGTTCTTCTTCACCAATGATGCAAGTTGGGGGCTGAACCCGTGTGCGGAAATTTCTCTCCGTCCCTTTCAATTCTGTAACTTGACTACCATCAATGCAGGAACAGTGGACAGTCAAGATGAATTGAATGCTCGCGCACGGGCAGCCGCCTTTATTGGCACACTCCAAGCAAGTTATACAAACTTCCACTATTTGAGAGATATATGGAAAAAGACCACGGAACGCGAAGCCTTGATTGGCGTCAGTATGACCGGCATTGCGTCTGGTGCAGTATTGAAACTGGACATGAAGGAAGCGGGGAACGTAGTGAAGGCAGAGAACGAAAGAGTCGCAGAAATGATCGGCATCAAGAAGGCTGCCCGTACTACTACGGTAAAACCAGAAGGTACCTCTTCTCTGGTTCTTGGAACTTCTTCTGGAATACACGCTTGGCATAATGACTACTACATTCGTCGTATTCGGGTGGGGAAGAACGAAAGCATCTATTCATATCTTCTCCTTAATCACCCAGAACTGTTGGAAGACGAATACTTCAAGCCGCATCAACAAGCCGTTATCGGTATTCCACAACGTGCTCCTGAAGGTGCCGTCACTCGCCAAGAGTCTGCACTAGATCTTCTCAGTCGTGTCAGTAAGGTATGGAAGGATTGGGTCAAGATTGGACATCGTAAAGGCGAGAATAAGAACAACGTGTCCGTCACCGTTACCATTAAGGATGGTGAATGGGAAGGTGTTGGTGAGTGGATGTGGACAAATAAGGAAAACTTTACAGCACTTTCAGTGCTTCCATACGATGGTGGCTCTTATATCCAAGCGCCATTCGAAGATTGCACGAAGGAAAGGTATGAAGAATTAGTTTCGCACTTACATGAAATTGATTTGAGTGAGGTAGTAGAATTAGGCGATGACACTAATCTCTCAGGCGAAATTGCCTGTGGTGGGGGAGGCTGCGAAGTATTATGATCCAGGTAAAGAAATTTTCAGCACCGTGGTGTGGACCATGTAAGGCACTTGCACCAGAATTTAAGAAGATCAAGGAAATGTTTCCCGATGTTAAATTTGTGGACGTAGATGTAGAAACCGATGACAGCACAGTAGCTCTTTACAATGTAAGAACTGTTCCTACAGTTATTGTAGAAAAAGATAACCAAATTGTAGAGAGGTTAACTGGATTGCAATCAAAACAAAAATATATTGACGTTATCAGTGGGTTACGAGATTCTGCATGACTGAAGTCTTATGAAGGAAAAGAAGGACTCATTGAACAAAATAGAACAGAAGGTGTTTGATCTGTTGAAAAAAATTGGAGTTCGGGTTCAAACGCAGGTAGAAATTGATAGATACAGCGTTGACTTTTTGGTAAACGAAAAATATATTATAGAGTGTTACGGAGACTTTTGGCATTGCAATCCGCAAAAATATAAACCAGATTATTTCAATCGTGGTAAGAAAAAAACTGCGAGAGAAATCTGGGACCGTGATCGTGAAAGAAAAAAACGGTTTGAAGAGCTTGGATATAGATTTATAAATTTGTGGGAATGTGATATCAGAGACGATATTAAAAAAATACGATCTAGATTAAAACGATATCTTAAGTGAGGAATCAGTATGGTTACTGAAATTACAATGGAAGACATGCGAACTCCACTTCCTGAGCCAGACAATATTATTCGTATTGTCATGTTCTATGGGCCAACATGTGGGCCATGTAAGGCTACTATGCCACACTATGAAATGATTTCTAACATGTTTGAAAACATGCCAGTTGATATTAAGTTTTTCAAAATCAATGCATGGGAACCATCTGAGCAGAGAGAGTTCGTTTCCCAAGTATATGGTGTAAGTGGCGTTCCTCACTTTAGAGCGTTTTTTCGAGGAGAGTTTGTTGTTGATAAGATTGGTGGTGGTGATGAAGTTGCTATGAGAGCATTTATATATCAAGCAATTGATGAAGTATTTAAACTGTATGGGGGTAAAGAATGAAGGTAAAGAAGTTACATGAAAATGCACAACTTCCAAACAAAGCACATAGTGGGGATCTCGGTTATGATGTGTTTTGTGCAGAAGATGCAATCATATATGCAGGAGAGACAAAATTAATTTCAACCGGTGTAGCTGTTCAATTCCCCGAAGGATACGGTGGATTACTTCGTGATCGATCATCTGTTGCAACTAAACGAGGATTATTCGTTGTGGCAGGAGTTATTGATAATGGATACATTGGGGAGATAAAGGTTGCTCTTCATAACTCAACAGAAAACGTGGACAAAATTTATGTAGGCGAAAAGATCGCACAACTTATATTAATTCCCACGGTTAATTTCCCAGTGGAAGAAGTTGAAGAAATATCTTCTAGTGATGGGCGAAATGATAATGGATTTGGCAGCACAGGGGCTTGAGTTTCAAGCCCCTTTGTTGTATATTCATATGGATACTCTAGAATGAGGTGTTATGGCATATCAGAATATTTATGTTGATTTGCATTCCGATGAACAAGCTGTGTATATTTGGGATGACACAAATGGTCTTATAACGTTACCGATTTCCGATTTTCGGTATGCATATATAAAAGATCCAAAAGGAAACTATATGAGCATGACAGGTGAGCGGTTGAGTAAGACTCGCCGGTTCACTCGTGGTCACCCAAATGTATTTGAAAGTGATCTGCCGATAGAAACTCGTGTATTGACGGATGTGTATCTGAATGAAGATAATCCGTCTGAAGGGCATACTACCATGTTCTTTGACATTGAGGTGTCAATGGCAAACGGTATTCCGAATGTGCATACTCCAAATAATGAGATCACTTCTATTGCCGCATATGATCCAAACACTGACAAGTATACGGTGTTGGTTCTTGACAAAGAAGAAGTGTATACAAATCGCACAACGGATACAGTTGACACAATCTTTTGTTTTTCGGAACAAGAACTATTGCATGCATTTGTAAACTTATATGAGACTATTAATCCTACCATTATTTCCGGCTGGAATAGCGATGGCTTTGACGTTCCCTATCTGTATAATAGGATGCGTCAGGTTTGTGGTGTTGGTATTGCCAATAAGCTGAGTCCGATTGGCAAGGTTCGCTATTCTGAACGTCAGGAGCGATATAAGATTGCTGGCGTTTCATCGCTGGACTATCTTGCGTTGTATCGCAAGTTCACCTATACACAACAACCCAACTATCGTCTTGATACAATTGGACGAATTGAAGTTGGTATGGGCAAGGTGGAGTATGAAGGATCCTTGGATACTCTGTTCAAGGAAGATCTCAATAAGTTTATTGAATACAACTTACAAGACGTTCGTATAATTGTGGAGCTTGATAAGAAGCTGAAACTGATTGAATTGGTGCGTGGTATTTGTCATGTGGGTCATGTGCCATATGAAGATTATAATATGAGTTCCCGTTTTCTTGAGGGAACCATCGTTACCTATCTTCATCGCAAGGGCATCATCGTAACCGACAAGCCACAAGATGCAAAAGAGAAAATGGAAGAGCGTGGTAATGACGATGGATTTACCGGTGCGTATGTAAAGGAACCAGTTCCTGGATTATACGAATGGGTCTACTCGCTAGACTTACAGTCACTATACCCATCCATTATTATGAGCTTGAACATTTCCCCCGAAACCAAAGTGGGATATGTGCGGAACTGGAATATTGATCAGCACTTGAAGAAAGAGATCATTGCGTATGTCGTGGAGGAAGTGGGTAATCCTACGTCTGTTGAATTGGATTACGATTCGTTTACATCATTCATTACAGAAAACAATCTATCCATCAGTTCTAATGGTGTATTGTATACGAACGAGAAGAAAGGTATCATTCCAGAAGTATTAGAGAATTGGTTTGCTCTCCGTCAGGAATATAAGAACACCATGAAGAAGTATGTAAAGGAAGGTGACAAAGTAAAGGCAGCATATTATGATCAACGTCAGCACATCCAGAAGATCTTTTTGAATTCTTTGTATGGTGTTCTTGGACTTCCGGTATTTCGTTTCTATGATGTGGATAATGCCGCAGCCGTTACTCTATCTGGGCAGGACGTAATCAAGACGAGTGCCAAGTTTGTTAACCTGAAGTATGAGAAGGTAACTGGCGATAAAAAAGATCATTGCGTTTATGTTGATACCGACTCTTTGTATTTTCCGGCAGGACCATTTGTCGGAGAATCAACCGATGTGTTGAAGTCTACGATAGATCTTGCGTATGACATGGAAAAGGAATTGAATCGTTTTTACGACTCAATGGCAAAGCGACTGTTCAACGTTGACAACCACCGGTTCCACATCAAGGGAGAGTCTGTTGCTCGCACGGGGTTCTGGGTAGCGAAGAAGCGATATGCAATGGACAAAGTATATGATTTGGAAACGAACCAACCAGTAAGCAAAATGGTAGTGAAGGGTCTAGACGTTGTGCGGTCATCATTTCCGAAAGCATTCCGTGAATTTATGACGCAACTATTAAAGGATATTTTGCACGGCACAACCAAAGATATTATTGATACGAACGTCTTAGAATTCAAAGCATCTCTTGAACATAGAGATTATTTGGATATTGCACGAAATACCACGGCTAACAATATATCTCAGTATATTATTGGTGGGGGAGAAACTGCATCTTCTAAAAAGGGAGCACCGGTTCACGTGAAGGCTGCGATTGCGTATAATAAGCTATTGCACAAATATGGTATTGCTGATAGATATGAACCAATTACTGATGGTGAGAAGATCAAGTATGTGTATTTGATTAAAAACCCGATGCGTATTGAGGGATTGGCGATCAAGGGATATAACGATCCTCCGCAAATAATTGAGTTTATTAAATCCAATATTGACACCGATGCACTATTTAATAATGAATTACGAAACAAGTTGGAAGATTTTTACAAAGCATTGAATTGGGGAAACATTCCAACAGAAGTAAATCAATTAGCAGATGAATTCTTTACGTGGTAATAAGGAGAATCTATTATGGGTATGTTTGATGAAATCAAAGTAGAGCACGTGTTGCCAGGTAATACGGAAATAACTGACGAGTGGTATCAAACTAAATCATTAGAAAATATCATGGCACAATATGTGATTTCTAGTAACGGTGAATTATATGAAGAAAAGTGGAGTTGGGAGTGGGTGGGAGAACAAACTCATTGGTTGGGTGGATACATGAAAAAAATAGAAGGAAGCTATCGTCGGGAATACTTGACAGATTTCCACGGAGATGTTAGATTCTATTCTGGGAAGAAACCAGTCAACGGTAAGTGGCGTGACTATTATGCACGATTTACTGATGGGAAGTTGTCAAAAATGTGGTATAAGGATGAAGACTAATTAAACAATAAAGAGGTCAACGGTTATGGAAAAGTCAAAGTTTGAGCGGTTTATTAGTAAATACAATTTAGCAGGTGCGTGTGAAAGTGTGTTGTATACAGTTGATAATTCCACAATTTCAACTCGTGGAATATCCGAAGATAAAAATGTTGTTTGTGAAGTTAGTTCCCCAAATATGGGATTTTCTGTTGGCGAGTATCCCGTATATGAAACTTCAAAACTTCGTTCACTGCTAAATGTATTAACTGATTCGTTATCGGTCGGTGTAAAAACATCAAGAGATATTCCGGTAGGACTTACCTTTGCAGACAGTAATACCGAAGTGGTCTTCGTATTATCAGATAAAAATGTTATCCCAGTAACTCCAACTGTTACTAAGATTCCAAAGTTTGATATTGTTATCAAGATGGATGAACAATTTATTTCTACGTTTGTGAAGGCAAAGGGTGCATTGAATGACGTAGAAACATTTACCGTCATGAGTAACGGAGAAACCACTACAGCAGATGTTATTATTGGATATTCTAATACGAATACAAATCGTGTAAAAATTGTAGCAACAACTAATGCGGAAGTTGCCCTTGAACCAATTAATTTTTCTGCAAAATATCTACGAGACATTCTTGTGGCAAATAAGGATGCGAAAAGTGGAGAACTTCACATAAGTTCTAAGGGTATTGCAAAAACATCATTCGCTGTTGATGGAATTGTTTCTACATATTTCCTCGTGCAAATCAAGGCATGAAATTGTTGATCATTGATTCCCACAAAGGGAATCGGTCCACTCCACAGAATTTGCATTGGCTAAATGCGTCTAAAATACAGGCGCATTTAGTTTCTGTGGGGCATTCGGTTGATTTAATCTGGTCCTATCCCGATGTGAATGATACCATTCATACAGGATACGATGCGATCATTTTTAATCATGCATCCAGATATTCTTATATTTCGGATGAGTGGCTAGTTCAGAACCCACAGGCTAAATTATATTACACTCTAAATGATTATAATTTGGGAGAGCCAGTGTTGTTGTGGTCGTGGGTAAAGAAGCACGGGATCAAGTATGATGTTATTGCAAATCATCAAGCAGATGCTTCTAAGGTTGTAACGAAATATGTTGATAAATGGAATATTGTCAACATGAATTCGTTGATAACAGAAACGACTTCCCAAGTTAAAAGTCATTCATTCTTTTCGTATGAAAAGTCAAAATGTATATACTATGGAACGTTTCGCAGAGACAGAACGAAATATTTTCAAAAATATTTAACTGGAAATATTATTATTTCCACACATTCAAAAAACAGATCAAAGTTTGAAAGCATTGGAATAACTGGTCCGTTTTCTGATAGAATAGATTGGAATGATGGTGATCTAGGTAATTACAAGACACTTCTTTACATAGAAGATGAAACCACGCATGTTGATTATAGCTGTTTAGCAAATAGATTTTACGAAGCGATCAATTATGATGTGTTTCCACTATTTGATAGTAATTGTATAAATACTATTCGCATGAGTGGATATGATATTCCGGATTACGCAATAGTTGACAGCCCCCGTGATGTTGAGTATATTACAAATCATCTCCCATCTTCTCATGAAGACTACTTATTGTCGTGGAGAAATCGTGCTATACAAGAACGAGATGAAGCGTTAGACAATATAACTAAACTGGTTACATCATGAATACTGAACATACTATCTGGACAGAAAAGTATCGGCCATCTACACTGGATGGGTATATTGGAAATGATGCGGTTCGGCTAAAGCTGGAACAGTATATTCAGACACAGGATATTCCACATCTGTTGTTTTACGGCACGGCTGGAACCGGTAAGACAACCGCTGCCAAGATGCTTGTTACGAATATCAACTGTGATTACATGTTCATCAATGCATCCGATGAGCGTGGGATTGATGTCGTGCGTGACAAGATCAAGGGGTTTGCATCCACTGCTGGCTTTTCTCCATTGAAGATTGTTGTCTTGGATGAGGCAGACTTTCTTGGTCGCGAAGCACAACCAGCACTCCGTAATATGATGGAGGCATATAGCTCAACCACTCGTTTTATTTTAACGGCGAACTATATTGAACGCATCATTGATCCATTGGTCAGTCGCACACAGGTGTATAAGTTGACACCTCCCAGCAAGAAAGATGCGGCAAAGAAGTTGGCAGACATACTGAAGAATGAAAACGTAGAGTATGATACGAAGACTATTGCGCAGATTGTCAACGCATACTATCCCGATATTCGGAAGATCATTAATACTGCACAGTTACAAACTCGTGATGGTAAACTTCATGTCACTGTGGAAGAACTGATTGGGCAGGATATGAAGCTTAGGGTAATTGATGTTCTCACCAATAATCTTCCACTGAAGGATAAAATCAATGAAATTCGTAAAACGGTTGCGGACCAGCAGATCCAAGATTATACTGAGTTGTATCAATTGTTATATGAGTATGTGGAGACACTAACGCCAACTAAAGTTCCACAAACAATTATTGCAATTGCCGAAGGGCTGTATCGCGACGGACAAGTTCCAGATAGGGAAATCAACTTTGTAGCAACGTTGTATACCATTTTAACAAATTAAATAGAGGTAATGTTATGCAAGAAAATAAGCTGAATATTGATATCAGTAAGGCACAGGATGTCACCTGTGAAAACTGCGGCAATTATACGTTTGAGGAAGTTGTGCTGATGAAGCGCATCTCTGCTATCCTTTCACCTACTGGCAAGGAAGCGATTGTTCCTATTCCAACATTTGCATGCAATGCCTGTGGCTTTATTAACAAGCAGTTCCTTCCGGTAAAGCCAGCAGAGTCAGAGACGGAGCCAACTAGCAATCGTCCGTCTCTCTCCTTAGAGAAGTAACATGTCCGATATGCAAGGATACATGCTACAGGATTTTAGATCCCCTACTTTATCGGACAAGGGCATTTATTATTTTTCTGGAGAGTTTAACCAAAATAGTGTCAGGGATTGCATTACATGGATTCTTGATAATAATTTTCAGCCAAATTCTCCGCATGAAAATTTAACACTGATGATCACGAGCACAGGCGGTGACCTGTTTGCCGCGTTTGCACTGATTGATGTGATGCGGGGAAGTAGGATTCCAATTCACACAGTCGGTCTTGGGATCGTTGCTTCTGCTGGACTGATGACTTTCATTGCCGGTCAACCTGGCTATCGCATGATTACACCAAACACTTCCATCCTATCTCACCAATGGTCGTCGGGAACATATGGAAAGGAACATGAGTTGGTTGCGACACAGAAGCAGTTTGACTTGACAACGAAGCGCATGATCTCGCACTATAGAAAGTGCACAAAGTTGAACGAAAAGACTATTCGTGAAAAGCTACTACCACCACAGGATATCTGGCTCAGTTCACAAGAAGCGATGAAGTATAACTTAACTGATATGGTAAAGGAGTTGCGGTGATGAAAAAGTCTGCGGGTGCATCAAAGGATTTATTTGAACTGTTGAATGGTATTTATACTGATCAGAGTCAGGAGTTCTTTGATGCACTGACAGATGCGGAAAAGAAGACCTACAAGAATTCTCGGTATATGATCAACCGATTCATATCCATGAATCCTGCACATGCTCCGGTGGTCAATGCGATACAGAAGTATACGAATATTCCCGAACGCGCACACTATCTATTTCTCACACATATGTTACCCAAGGGCAAGCAATATAACAAGTATATCAAGGGATCAAAGGATGACAGATATGAGTCATGGTTAATTGATATTGTTGTGAAGCATTTCAATGTGTCGCGAACGGAAGCGATTCAATACTTAGAAATTTATTATACTTCTAACAAAGAAGCATTGGTCATGTTGTGTAAGAATTATGGAGTAGATAGTAAAACATTGAAAAAAATAAAATTATGATTATTTTAGGATTGCATTTTGGTCACGATGGATCAGCGTGTATAGTCAAAGACGGTAAGTTAATAACAGCAATAAGTGCAGAACGAATTACCCGTGTAAAAAAGTTTTATGGAGTTACGGAAAATGTGTTACAATATATTTTTGATGCAGCCAATATTACTTTAAATGATATTGATGCGATAGCTTTATCAGATTATGATGATGGTATCGCTAAAAATATATTGGAATCTGTTTATTTAGATGGTGAATTAATCAAAAATACTTATGGTAAATATAACGATAATTTTATACGCAAAGCTTCTGGTTATCTTTTAGGAAAAGAAACGCCCGTCTATATAGTTGCACATCACCTCGCTCATTGTTCTTCAGTATTTTACACTAGTAATTTTCAAAACGCATATTGTTTTAGTATGGATTCTAGTTACGGATCAACTCTTACTAATAGTGTTATAGCTTTTGCTAATAATAACAAAATTGAAATAATAAATCACCCAAATATGATGATAGGTGTGGGTTATGCGGAATTTACACAAAAATTAAATTTAGGTAATCCAATCTATAAAGCAGGTTCTACTATGGGGTTAGCTTCGTATGGTATACCACACGAAGATATTAAAAAAAATATAAAACAGTATGTAGAAGAATCATATTTTAATAACAGAGATGCATATTATTTGGATTATTATCGGACCTTATGGAAAAAACTGGCAGGTCAGGAAGAATCGTTGAGAGGGCCAGATACTCCTAAAGGTATGATGCTTGCCGCAAGTATACAATATTTATTTGAGCATTGTGTGCTTGATGTAGTTAACAAATTTATTGGAGACAAAACTGATAATCTTTGTTTATCCGGGGGATCTTTTTTAAATTGTAATGCCAATTCTTTTATTAAACAAAATACCCATTATAATATCGCTCATTTTCCTGCATGTGGAGATGATGGAGTTTCTGTGGGATCTGCTTTGTATGTAGCCCATCATGTTGAAAACGAGCCACGTCATACATATGCGCCGCAAGACATTTGTTATCTTGGCAAAAAATATGAGCCAGAAGAATGTGACTATCATCACGTTGCTAAAAAAATTTCAGAGGGAAAAATTGTTGCTTGGTTTATGGGTTCGTCTGAATATGGCCCTCGTGCACTAGGACATAGAAGCATTTTAGCCGATCCACGAAATTTCCATAATCGTGAAATATTAAATTTTGTAGTCAAAAATCGTGAATGGTTTCGTCCATTTGCACCCGCAATACTAGAAGAAAAATGTTCAGAGTGGTTTGAGTTTGATGATGTAAGTCCTTTTATGTTGTATACTGCAAAGGTAGTAAAACCAGATCAAATTCCAGCAGTAACTCATATTGATGGTACTGCAAGAATGCAAACAGTTAATGAAGATACTAATCCTGCTTTTTATAAATTAATAAATGAGTTTGAAAAAATAACAGGTGTTCCTATTCTGATTAACACAAGTTTAAACGGCAACGGAGAACCAATTTTGGAATCCGAACAAGATGCGATAAATTTTCTAGAAAGTTCAAATATTGATATTCTAGTCCTAAATGGAAAAATAATATATAAAAATGAAAAATAATTTATAATTTTGGTTTACTATATTTTAACCACTTGACTTTTACACAAAACACGGTAATATTATTATGAATTGGACAGAATATTTTCGGGGTATTGCACATCAGATAAAGCTCAAATCAAAAGATCAAAATACAAAGATCGGTGCGATTATTGTGGGGAATGACA